TTTCCTGCTTCATCCCATATTTTGTTAAAATGTTCATCATCTCTTGTGGTTGCGTGTAAAAAATCCATTGGATTTACTGTTGCCACATAAGCCTTTGAACGACCATCATCATAATGAGAACTACTAATTTCAAAATCTGTTCTTTTAGGCGACCAACCTATAGATTGCGGCATACCTGCGCCACCAATTTGCGGTTGAGTTAATCCTGTGTTGAATTGCGGAACATTAGCTTCCAAACCCAACCCAGCAAGATTTTGATTTAACCCGTTGATTTTAGATTGAATAGCATCAGCCGTCGCATCGCGTCGGGCTATATTGATAGCATTGCTGATGTCATCATCTTGGGCCATGCTTTATCTCACTGTATAACGCCGCCGGGAGTGGGTGTCATAGGCTGCTCATTGCCTTCAAGACGTTGAATCATGCTCGGATCAAGGATTTGCTTAACAATACCCAATCCAGCAGGGTTTGCAGCCATGTCTTCAGCTAATTTAACTGCTGCAATACGTTCACGGCTCTCGCGATCACGCTTACGATTGGTCGCATCAAGTTGTGCATCAATGTTTTTTTGCTGAATTTCGGCCATTTTGACCTGCTCTTCAGGTGAAAGACCTTGACCGCCACCCAGTTTCTGCTGTGTTTCCTGAACTTTGGTCTGCGCTTCCATCATTTTGGATTGCGCGGTGATCATTGCGGCTTGACCAGCCATTTGAGCGGCCTGTGCTTGTGGATCAGGTTGTGGTGGGTTGTTTTGGACGTCACGCAGCAGCGAAGTAGCGTTGCTCCAACCCAATGTAAGCAGTGCCTCACGATTTACAGCGTCCAAATTGTACAAATCAGGTGCTTGCTGAGCCAATTGAATCAATGCAGTCACTTTCATGACGCGCTGAATGTGACTTGCCGTGTTAGGATCAGCTTGAGGAACTAATTCATAATTATCCAGTGCAGTTAGGAATGTTTGCTCATCCCACTGCCCTGCTGGGCGCTTGTTTCTTTGCCAGAAAGAGTTGGGATGCTCCCTAAAGCATTGTGCCAACAGCTGAAATTCGTCAGCTTGTGCCGCGTGTAAGCGCTTGTGAACGCTGTTAAGAACCTTTTGCGCTTGTTCAATGATTGCCAACGTGGTTCCGACAGGTGCATCTGACTTACCTTCACCCACTTGCAACTCAGAAGTGCCGCCAACGCGCTGTCCGTACTCACTAATTGTCTGAGCAAAGCTGGCTAATGCGCCGGATGGTTCTTTATAGGGCAATGGCATGACTGCTTGTTGGATAGCCATACCCGCCGTGTCAATTTGTGCGCCGCCTCCGGGGGGAACGCGGAAGATATTGCTGTTCTGACGGCCAGATGTTTTGGCATACAAGAAGCCAGGGAAGTTGGCATACATACCCGCGTCAAGCAACTCACGCCAAACAGCCGTTAAAGCATTTGTAGTATTGCCCAAAATCTGTAATAGGCCCATGCCATAGAATTTAAGGCCCGGCACAAAGTCGTACTTAACAAAATGCGTACGCGCTTCAGGTAATTCCTGATCTTCTTCGTCATAATTTCTAACAATATTAAGGACTTGCTTGGACGATACGTCAATCGTCACACGGTACGGAACTTCTAAACCGGATGCCTCGCCGTCAATCTCATGCTCATAACCTTGAATGTTTAATTCGCAGTAGCACTCATATATTTCGCGGTCCCGATCTTCAGCAAGATGGATGTCATCTTGGGTTCCTTGGATCGCATTTTTCTCCCTTTGAACGGCGTCAAGTTCCTTCTGCTTGGCTTGTCCCAAATCGACGTCACGGTAGGCACCAATAATCTGCATCCGTTTGACAACCGAAGGACGCATAGAGATTCGATGGGTAATACGCCGAGCATTTGAAAGGTCCGTGGCTTCATTGTTGACGATTAAATCGTCCGCATCCACCGTTTCGGACACAGGACGATTGCGTAGGGGGCAGTAATAGACCTTTTTAAAGGCCGAACCGCCAAACCCTAGCATAAAAAGCATCTTATCCGTGTCAGGATAGTACTCTTTAGCCGTCGCCGTCAAATAATGATTGAAGTCTTTTTCCAAATATTCTGCTTGCAAATCAAGTTCAGGTGAGCCTGAGTTGCTGTCTACCCGTACCTTGACTGGTCCGTCAGTGGGCAGAAGTTCTGACCGCGCATTCGCCTGAAAACGCAATACGGATTCCAGCAAGAGCGGGTGGCGGATACGGGACATTCCTTCAACAGGTGCGCCATCGGCCGTGCCTTGCTGACCCGGAATTTCAATTTTAAGGCCCAGTAGTCGTAGACCCTGTGCGCGGTCTTCAATCCACTCTTTGCGGCTGTCGATATCTTCCTCAATACCCTTAATAAGCTGATGAGCAATCTCAGAAAGCGTATTTTCATCCATTTCTTCAGCAAGGTTTTCATACCAGCCTTCGGTTTTCTTCTTTTTGCCAGATTGAATAGGACGCCCATCAAGGGAAACGCTAATAGAACCGTCGCCGTGGTCAATACGGAGAACATTGCCATCAACGTCCATTTCTGGCTGATCAGCATCTGGGTCTGCATCCATTACTACAATAGTATCTTGGCCCTCGCCAAGGGGCAAATCTTGCTGATCTTGGTCAAGCCGAATGTTAGGGATTAATCCGGGCGTCAAAGCCATGTGCTGTATCCTGTTGGAATATTCGGCACACTATAGGCTAATTATGCTTTATTCGCAAATGGATCAGCTTCTTCTTTGTCATCATAATCAAGGTCGGGCTTTTCCAACGCCTCAATCATGCGCAAAAGTTCTAGCCGCAAATCGTCTTTGGTGTCGCCCCAAGGACTTACCGCATTGGCTGTCATGCCTTGAACATTACCGTCATTATCGTAAAAAACCTCATGAATGGCGTATCCAACGTCTGGGTCGCCAAACAAATTGCGGGTTTCGTACTTAATAACCCTATGATTCCATGTCATCATGGCTGTCCTCACAATCGCATCGCCACATAAGTACCGAGTACTGCCCATGCGTTGCGCCGAGGTGTGCTACGATCATCCAACCTTTAAGTTGGTAATCGTCTACTAGGTGATACGCAACGTACCTGAAGTTCCCAGTGCGAATACGGCCATTCATTTACACGGTATGCAACTTATCGTCAAGTGAGTCGGCTAAAGCCTTAATTAAGTTAACCGCAATGCTTCGTTTCATGCGGAATTGATGAAATTTAGTGTCAATAACTAGTGACAAACGGATATAGCCGTCGCCATTATCTTTGGCGACGACTGTTTGTACTTCCGGAAGCTTTTTTTCTTCAGTCATGGGCCGACCATCCCGCAACACCCGTATTCTTCACTATATTCCCATTCTTTGGTTTCCTCATCTTCCCATGAGGCCCAACGCCATGCGGCGCAACAATCTCCAACGCATGGTTTGCCAAGAATCTGTCCTTCAACGACTATCTCTTTGCCTGGGATACCGTTTCCCCGACCAAAGGGACAGATCACTTTGGACATTTCCTCTGGCGTCATAAAATGCGGGTTGTCGGCCATATCTTACGGCTCCGGTGGTAAAAAACCAGCAGGTTCGCCAGTTTCGTTATCAAGAAGTTCTACTTCAAATACGCGATCTGACGGTAAATACACCACCAATACACCCTCTGGGTATGGGTTATCTTCCGTTTTTTCCCCATCACGAATAAAGGAAATTGAACCATTTTCCGTATAACAGCGATCGGCCCTAATGTAGAGATGATCTACGCCAGAGTTATCGTACTTATTAAGCGTTACTTGCCATGCATATTTAGACATCTTTATCTCCTTATACGGGGTACAACGGCAGGTTTTCTCTTGCGCCGTTCCAAGTATTATTCGCCGCCAACTCAGCCGTTCGTTCTGCTCCACGCTGCAACATCCCTGTGCCGCGCAACCAGTTTAAAGCCTGAGTTACCGTGTCGTGCAAGTCATCGTGTTTACCCTTTGGAAATGTAGCGCATTGCGCCACAACCATTTCGGCCCAAACTTTGAACACCTCNCCAGANGGGTCNGTCGGGGCCATTACCATGCCTTCCGAAAACAAATGCTGGATGGCATAGGTTCTTGCTACTTTGTCTAGACCTTTGGGATCAATAAGTCTGACACCGTAATTTTCATATCCAAATAACCGACGCAGTTCTTGGCTAACGGATATGCCAGAAGCTTTATTTTCAATTAAAAGATAGTCAATTTTCCATTCTTTTGCCGATGCGCCAATCTTTTGCACAAGTTCATGCAGTTCCATACGGCCTTGCCAAGAGTGCATAAGTATAGCTTTGGGGACATCAGCTTCACGTTCTTCAAAGGAAATACGTTGGGAAATTCCCATCATATCATTTCCAATCACACCAGATGTCGTACCCGAATCACGGAATACGCCCCACACCGTACAAGCTGAAAAGTCGCCTTCAAATTCTTTTGCGCCAAAGGCTGTATCGACAGAAGCAATAACAATTTCTAGATTGTGGGGAAACTTTTCCTTCGTCCACTCGCCCCACCATTCGCGTTTAATAATACCACCACCCGCAGGTTCCGGCCTTTGCTGTAGCTGACCGGCCGCCGCATATGGCCCCAGTGTTTTCTCCAGTAGTGTAACCTCTGTATCTCCAAATCGTTCAGGCCAAAGCAACTGACCTTCTTCAGTCCGTTCATCAGTCCAAACAATTGGTTCGCCGTCATTAAACTCTGCGGGTACAAGTACATTGTAGGTTCTCCGTGCCACTTCAAACCGCATGGGCAGACAAAGATGCGTCCAATCACCAATGTCCTTGGATAAAATATGCCCTGTAATATCGTTTTCGGAAAGCCTCTGCTGAATGACGATCTTAACGCCGCGTTTAGGATCGTTGAGACGGGTGGACCACGCCATATCCCACCACTCAATGGTAGACGCAACAATAGCTTCCGAATTAGCTTCCTGCGCGTTGTTTGGATCGTCGGCAATCAAATAGTTACCGCCAAGACCCGTAGTAGCTGATCCAACCGACACCGTGTTTCGTATGCCGTTTTTATCATTTTGAAAGCGTGTTTTGGTGTTTTGGTCGCCAACAAGCTTAAATCTGTCACCCCAAAGCGTCTGATACCATTTGCTTTCGATAAGTCGGCGGCACTTTACCGAGTCTTGAACAGACAATCCCATAGCATATGAACTATGTAAGAACTGCATACCAGGCCCAGAGGATGGGGAATTTATGCTTTGCGCCCATACCCATGCTGGGAACATAGTCCCAGTAATGGTGGATTTTGAGAATCTAGGTGGCACGTTTATGATTAAATTCCTAATATGCCCGTCTGCACATGCTTGTAAATGTTCACAAATAGCTTGAAGCGCAAAACCTCCTTCAGCAAAGGGCGCAGAGTCAATTTCACGCCACGCCCTTTCTGTAAACGCATACAAGCTTTCTTCATAATCAGCGGCCTTTAACTGGCGGTACATATCCCGCCGTTGGCCCTCTGTCATGTTTTCCAAGTCAAATTTCATGTACCGTCATTTCAATTTTAGGCCGAAGCCCCTTCAATCGCTTTATAGCATTATCTGGGTATGCACGGCTAATATGCATGATTGAGTTGATTTGTTCTACAGTTTTGCGCCGTTTTATGTATTTACTTAAGTCGTAACTAACCAATTCTTGCTCAATTCCGCGCATGATACTGGTTGTTTTATAAACCGCTGACACAACCTTATCATGCTCAGGCTCATCTATATCGGATGCCTCAATCATTGCTTGGGCAGCTTTTTCAGCTTGAGTAAGCGGAATTCCCGCCGCTTTAGGTTTAGGCCGCATATTAAACTCGTTAAGATAATCCATAACAAGATTATTTAACGTAAGTATAGCTTCAATACCAACCATTTCATGTTTCATTTTATCACCTTTAATCTAACCTTTGTTTCAAACTTTTTAGATTTTTCTATAGCCGCGTTAGCTATATCTTTGCTATCCGCGTTATATTGTGCATGGGATATCTTAGACAAAGCCTCATGCATCTGCCGGGCCTCATCCATCATCTCATGGATAAAGTCAGCTACGTGGTCTAAACCAGCGTATCTACATTGTAGACACAAATCCCAGTAATCAGGCCATCGTTTCGTCATTATCACCACCTAGTAAATCGCGCAAGTCCAGCCAAAGTTCCACAAATCTATCGCGCATATTTTCGTAATGCCGTATTTCCTCCAACCGCTCCTCAATTAAGTCAGCGGCTGCCCACTCAAGGGTTGTTTCCTTGGGCCAAGAAGAAATGCCAGTTTTAAGATTGCGTTCGCCGTCTTCACAATTTTGTGCTTGTTGACGCAATGCCTTAACTATTTCATTAGGAAACCGATACATAGGTCGCGTCGGATCACCCTTTGTAGCTTCTTGTTCACGTAACCAAGCCTCATACCATTCTTTAAGCATACCCATCATCTCACCCTAAATCCTGCTGACAAAACAAACATCCACCATAACGCTTGAGCGTGGTAATCAATGAAATCCAATATTCGCATCCATACGTCATGATCCATTATTTTGCCTCTTTTGGATAAATGGAAAACCGCATATATGCCATTGCAAACGGTTTAAGA